CTTCTTTTGTTTTCCAGCCATTGTTATTCCATACGTGGATCCAGCCTTGCTTTACAGCATTAACACAGTAAGCACTATCACTTCTAATAGTAACTGACATTTCATTCTTATCGTAAGGCAATCTGTAGTTAAGGTGTTCTCTTGGTTCTTCAATGTGTTCCAGGGCCCTTACAATGGCTTTTAGTTCCATACGGTTGTTTGTTGTATGCTTTTCGCCACCACTAAGTTTCAGAAGTACCTTTTCTGTTGGGGAAAGGATAATGAAAGCATATCCTCCAGGACCAGGATTTTTAGAACAAGCACCATCAGTATAAATAGTTATGTTGTTCATTTGAATTTGTTCACTTCCTTTTTGTATTTAAGCCATGCCTTAGTATATAAAATATACTTTAAATATACTTCTGTAGGTGTTAAACAAAGGAAAATGGAAATGCCCTCTTGGCTCGTTATATTTACTTGGTATTGGTTGCCTACACGATACACTTTCATGGGCATTTTGTACTTTTTAGAAATTTTATGGTATATTTTCTTTAAATTTTCCTTTGTGGGTAATTCTTCAGTACCTAATATTTTTATTGCATTTTTTGCCAATAGTTTTCTGTTTTTCTTTTTAGAACAATCTAAGTATTTGATTTCATATATATCCATAGCTTTTATATGCAAGGGGTGCTGGGACTTACCGGATGGGGAGATCCGTGCCCAGCTGTAAATAATTCCCCTTGTTATTCCTTAGTCGAAGTCGAAGTCATCATCATCGTCATCTTCAGGCTCAGCCTTCTTAGCCTTCTTGGACTTCTTAGCGGGCTTCTCCTCTTCTTCTTCGTCAGCCTCGTCCTCGTCCTCATCGTCATCCTCGGGTTCCTCAACCTTCTTGGACTTCTTAGACTTCCGATCCTTCTTAGCCTTCTTCTTGGGGGCCTCCTCTTCCTCGTCGTCTTCATCCTCAGGGTCAGCCTCATCTTCAGCCTCCTCGGCCTCCTTCTTGGCCTTACGTGCAGCCTTAGCAGCCTTCCGCTTAGCAGCCTTCTCAGCCTTCTTAGCAGCCTCGTCAGAATCCTCAGTCTCCTCAGAATCCTCCTCGGTAGCAGCCTTTAGACCATAGGCGTTGATCAGCCGCTTCTCAATGGACTTGCAGGAGGTATCCCCCATGATAGCCTTGAAGAAGCTAAGACCAGCCTCGTTCATGTGGGTCAGGGACATAACCGTCAGGGGGTACTTGCGAGTAACTTCCTTAACAGAACCCATGTTGTTGGAAGTCAGGAAGTCGATGGTTTCCTTCACAGAATAGTTAATAGCCATTTCTTTTTACCTCTTTCAAATTTTATAAAATATTTAAGCCAAGTTTAAAACTTGATGCTTACTCCATAGGAATGATTTTTGCCTTAAGTGTGATTTGTTCATCCTCAGCCATGAGTTCGGAAAGCTTTTCAACAAAGGTATTTTCTTTACTGGTTTTGAAGGTAACTTTTGTTTGACAGTTGTGGTCGATTACTACCTTGAATACATTCCAGAGTCCAAGGGAAATAGTCTCACCGTTTACAATTGCTACCATCTTCAGCTGGTTTCCAATGCCAGCCATAAATTGGATTGCTTCAGAAGCATGTTCTTCAGTAAAACCAATCTTCAGATCAACATCGAAATTACTCTTTGCAGAATGCCCAGCGTAAAATCCTGTTGCTTTAATAACGTTTGCCTTTTCTTCTGCCATGTTCTTTTTCCTTTTCTTCAAAGAATTGTTTACGGGATTTAAAGGAGGAGGAAACCCTTTTCCTTAGTGCCAGATATTCTTCATCTAATACCACCATCCTTTCTTTTATACTACCCTGTTTTATTGCTTCTGTTAGTTCTTCTAGGTTTTCAACATTCACTATAGCATATATCTTGTCCTGCTGTAGGAATTGAACTAGGAATATTGGTACCTTATGTTCAACCTGTGCATGGTACTCTAATTGTTTCATGTCGAATTGTTTCAGGGTATATGAATTAGCATCTGTGCTTTTTAATTGTACCAATGCCAATTCGTTTTCCCCATCTTCTTTAGCTACCCAGCCATTGCCGGATCCAGGAACTTGGGTAAAGCCTAAACTTTCCAATGTTTCCTTTTCATTTCTGAAGTAAAATTTACCATTCCTTTTCATCTTTCTTAGAGAATCCATAGTTATAAAGGCTATCTATTTCTAGCTTATTAACCCTTATTGATTTCATTTGACCTATTTTACAATCATCCAATGGACACTTGAAACAGTCATTACAGTAAGGACATTCTATACCTTTGTCATCCATTACCTAACCTCAATATAACCTTGCTGCAACAGCCACTTCTTGTTTTCCTTGGAAACCATTACCCTATCGAAGTAACAGTTGCAGCTAATTCCACCTCTATAAAGATTATAGTAGGAACCTTCCTTGATAAAGTAGTTATAAAGTTTCATTTTCTGTACCTCCTTTTTATGTATATATTATACCACACTTGTTTTAGTTTGTAAATGATTATTTTGAATTTATTTGAAATATTTTTAAGCGGGGCAAGTTCTATTAGCATTTACCCACTGCCACTTCCCAGCATTATAGATTAGGAAATATGTTTCATCTTCATGAACAACGTGTACTTTATATACCTTGTACTTAGGTCCTGTACATTTAAAACAACCAGAAATATTCATTCTTACTTCGAACATTTTTACTTACTCCCTTTTCAACTTATCAAGAAAATTAAACTTTTCTGCAAGATTGTAAAGAACTGACAATTTAGAATCCCAGTACGTATAGTAATCCGATTCTTTACCAAAAACTTCCTCTGCGTAATTCCTTGCCAAATAACATGAATATTCCAACTCAACAATCTCATCAACCAAGTTCTCAAGGGTAAGTTCCATTTTTATACTTCCTTTCTTTTGTTTATGTTGGTGCCCTGTCGGGGAATTGAACCCAGGACCGTCCGGTTATGAGCCGGATGCTCTAACCAACTGAGCTAACAGGGCTTACTTGAAATGTACTTCCTGGTCAAATCCCTTATAGATTTTAACACCAAATGATTTAGGGTTTGAAAGGAACTTCTTATGTTTAGTACCAATGTACTTTTCATAAACTTCTATTGGCACTATTGGCGAGATCCTTTCAATGTAAACCATGTAAATGAATTCATAGGGTTTGCCTTGACTTACATTTGAGAATACATTTTTAAGGGAAAGGCTTACTGGGGGTTTGTATACCCCCAGCTTACCTTGGGAAGAAATAAATCCTCGGAAGGCTATCACATCTTTTGGATTAGGTCCACGTTTCATTATGCTACCTCCAAAGCCTTCCGGCACTTTCTGATGTTTCTTCTTGTATCTTTTGCTTCCTTATCAAGAAGTTCCATTTCCTCCAGGAAGTTGTTTAACCTATTCTTGCATAGGTTAATGTAGTTAGGATTTTTCTTAACCTGTTCTTTGATCTTCTTGATGTTATTCTTAGTTTCTGCCTTCTCTTCCTTGATAATGCTGAGGTTAAGCATTGCCATGTTAATGGAATTGTTAGTCTTGTGGTTCTTCATTTTTATTACCTTCCTTTTTGTATTTGGTTTATTGGTTTATCCTTGCTTATAATATACCACACTTATTTGGATTTGTAAATGGGTAAATTAAAAGTTTTTTATTTTTCTTAAAGTTCCCTTTTTATCTTTGGCTTTTTACAATTTCCGTATAATGCTATACAAGCTGAATCAGCTGCATCATCGTCTAGGGAAATAACCTTGCCTTTTCCATTGCCCCTTACTATTTCAAGGGAATCCCTGAATCCAAGGTCTATCACCTTTCTAACAGAACCAAACTTCTGTGGGTTCTTGACCCCTTCTATGGGTTCGAACACTGGCCTTGAATCCCCAAGCACTTCAGACTTCCATGCTCTTGTATCAACAGACCAAACTTCTATACCAAACTCAGCTGCAGTATCAACTATGTAAGCTATCATTGCTGCAGATGGTTTGATAACCCCAGGGCGTATTGTGGATTGCCCCTGGTTGGTTGAGAAGAGGCGTAACCGTTCACATAATACAATTACCTGGTCAGAATTAAAGTTCTTTAAACAGCTCTGTATGGCCTTTCTAAGTACCCTTTGTAGTTCAATCCTTTTTTCTGTCTTTGTATTCAATCCATTGTACCTAATTGAAGTAACCTTTTTTAGTTTTCCTTCAACAGCAATAGAAATTCCACACCTTGAATAGCTTTGGTCCAAGCCTATTACACACGGATGATATTTGTAGTTAGCCATCCCACGTTTGCTTGGTTTACTTTTTGTCCCGTTTCTGTATTTCTTTGTCAAGTTTAACACGTCCTTTTCCAATATTCCAGCAGGCATCTCTCATATTACACTGGGAGGCTCGTTTTTCATTACAGGTTGAACACATTCTCTTTGGAACCTTATGTTCTTCCATGAATTCTTTTTTAAGCCTTTGGATTTCCTTTAGCCGTTCTATATAAGGCCTAACCTTTTCCTTATCATAAATAACTGGGACAACCTTGATTTCCTGGTTATCTTTGTTATCAACAAGGACAAATCCTTTTTTGTGTGGAACCCCTGTATAGTGGGATAGTGCCCACTCATAGAACATGATTTGTTTTTCCCCTTTAGGATGTCCCTTACTTTTCTTAAATGCAATGGAAGCTTGTGACTTAATATCACAGATCACTTCTTCCCCCATGATATTTAATAAAGCATCAATAGTAAAGGAAAGGTCGTACTCCGGAATGAACAGAGATCTTTCAATTGCAACATCAATACCAGCTCTTCTAAATAAGGAATACCACTTTTCATGCATTGCATTCCCTTGGGCAAATATCTTTAGCAATTTGACTGGAAGCTGTTCCCCTTGGTTCATTTCATAGAACAGGGAAAGTACCTGTTCCCTATAGCAGAATTCCTTTTCAGGGGCTATAATTGCAGAAGCGTGTAGTCCATATCTATTTTCATGGTCCCTATCTTCTATGAACAGCTTTTCCAAACGGTTCTTAACAAGCATGGACCACATGTCAGTTTTGTTTGCATCCTTAGCTTTCAGTAGATCCTTTGATAGTCCCATTTTTAATTCCTTCCTTTATCCATTCACAGTACATAAGAGCATCCACTAATTCTTCTTCCAAGTACTGAATTCTTTTTTCTATATCCCAAGTATTATCTTCAAGTCCTTGGCCGTAGGTTTCAATACCTTTCTTACGTTGCTTATCAGCAATCTTACAAATGTTTTCCCAATAAGGACTTTTACTACTTGCTTCATTTTTATATACTGGGTTATAACATTCACATGGGTAAATATCACGTTCCATACTGTTCCTTCCTCTTTTTCATAATTTCATTACGAATATGTTTAACATCATCGAAGCTAACGAATCCTCTGTCAAAGAAGAAAGGAAGTTCAGCCTCCCCGAAAGGATTACTAACCTTACTCTTTGTTACCTTAGCTTTCATGATCAGTCCAACCTTTTCATTGTTGGAACTAACAGCTGGGTTCTTATTTGGAATTTCAATCCATGCTCTTCTTGCAACCTTTATTCGAATGGAACTATAGAATTTAATAGCTCTACCACCAGGGGTATCTTCCTTTTCCCCAAATAGCATTGCATTCATTTTATCACGAACTTGGTTAACAAGGATAAGTGTAGTTCCTGACTGTTCACATATTCTTTGAATGGTAGGAAGCATTTTGGAGAACAGCCTTGCTACACCACCAATTCTTGCCTCATTCTCAGCACCCTTTTCAAACTTATCAGCATCTTCCTTTGGCTGACAAGCAGGAACAGAGTCTATTGCAATAATTGGAACACCAGCCTTTGCAAACCTAACAACTGCGTTTAGTGCTTCCTCGCCATACTCAGCTCTATACACAATCATTTGTTTGGGTTTAACACCAAGGGAAATAGCTCGTTCTTCATCGTAGGTTCCTTCAATAGGGATATATACACCAAGCTTATGTAAGCTCATCAGCCAATATATTAGGGAGGTTTTACCAGAGCTTTCTGCCCCATATATTTCAACTATACGTCCCTTTGGAAATCCACCACCTACTAATGAATCAAGGTCCTCAATGGCAGTACTCCAACGAGGAATTGAAAGGCCAACGTTTTTGCCAGTAAGGAATATAGATCCTTTGCCTGACTTCTTTTCCATTTCTCTACAGATACTTTGGATTTCTTTTATATCCATTTTTTTCACCCCTTAGCAATAAATCGGGTATTGTATTTCATTACTTCTTTCATATACTCCTTCATGTTGAATTGCAGAGCACCAGCACTTCTTAAAGTTTCCAACACTTTAGAATTGAGAATACGTTTAGGCAGCCTTTCCTGCATATCCCATATAGAAGTATATTTACCATTTGTTTTTCTTTCCTGTTCTATTGCATCAGCAACCTTTTGTCCAATGCCTTTAATAGAACTTAAGCCTTCCATTATACAGCCCTCCCCATCAACCTTTTTAATTGAGTAACGGGAAGTACCATTAACATGTGGCTTTAGAATAATTTGTCCAGATTCTACAGCTTCTTTCTTTAACTTAAATTCGTTATCTTCCATTGGACAGTACTTAAGTTTTGCATACCAGAATTGTAATGGGAAGTAAATCTTGTAGAACATCTCTTCAACAGAAATAAGGGAATATCCACAAGCATGGCCTTTATTAAAAGAATAGACCAACATGGATTGGTACATTTCATTGGCTTCCCGTTTGGTAAGTCCATTTTCCATTGCACCACTAATGAACTTATTGCCCAGTTCCTTTTTGTTTTTTTCGAACTCAGCTTTGGCATCTTCAGATTGGCTTTGACCACCAATCATCTTCATCACCTTATCTGCATCCTTCCACTCCATTCCTGCAAGGTAAACACATACCTTCTGGATCTGTTCCTGGTAGATTACAGTACCATAACTATCCTTAGTGTACTTATAGAATTTGCTTTCCTTTGCTTCTTCTATGTTCCGTTTATTCCATCCATACTTCTCTGGCATCCCCATGCTTAGTGGGCCAGGTCTGTTCATAGCATTTGCAGCAATTATATCGTTGAAGCAGCTACAGTCTATTTCCTGAAGTATGTTTCGTACAGCAGGTTTATCGAATTGGAACACTCCCGTTGTTTCCCCACATTGGAATCGTTTCATGATCTGTTCATCATTAACTACTTCATCGTAGTTAACCTTTATACCTGTTGTTCTTCTAAGGTCCCCTATTTCTTCCATGGTAACTAAACCAAGAATGTCGAATTTAACAACCTTTACAGTTTCCAAATCGTTTAGGTCATAGTTAGTATAAAGGTCACCGTTCTTATCGGTTCTAAGGGAAGTGTAGTTTAGAATATCTGATCCAGTTACAGCAACACCAGCAGCGTGGGTTCCTATAAACCTCATCTTCTTGTATAACAAAGAAAAGTGTTTACAGATATCATCATACAGAACATTAAAACGTTTGGTTTTGTTATCCTGTAAGAATGAATGTACATCCAGGTTTTTATCCTCATCGATGTATTTGTTAATGTGCTTCTTTAATTCAACTATTGTTTCTTTGTTTTGTTTTCTTTGGTCAGGTTCTACATCCACTGTTGTTTTTAATCCACAGACCTTAGCAAGATCATTAACAAGGTTATCAACTTTGTATAATCCATAGGAAGCAATACGAGCAGTTCTTCCAGGATACTTGTTTATGATGTAATGGAAAACTTCCTGCCTTCTACTCTTTTCGAAGTCCATGTCAATATCCGGTAACTTCTTCTTATCCTTTCTAAGGAAACGTCTAAAGTCAAGTCCGAACAGTAATGAGTCAACCTCAGTAATTCCAAGGGCATAAGCCACTAAGCAGTTACAGCAACTACCACGGCCAGGTCCAACGTTTATACCCTGGTTCTTGGCCCACATAACGTAGTCCTGAACAATTAAGAAGTAGTCAGCAAAGCCAAGTGTTTGGATTACATCAATTTCTTCCTTTACACGTTTGATATACTTATCGTTCCATTTGCCTTTTTCTTTTAAGCCTTTCTTTACTTCCATTCTTAACTTACGTTCAGATTCTTCCTTTGATCCAATTGAAGGTAGTGTCTGTTGCAGGGGTTCGAATATATCAGGCACTACCTTTTCTTGGATTTCCTCAGTTGCCTTTACCATTTGCTTGGCTAGCCTTTTAGCATCTGGAAAGTCATCCTTGTGCATTCTTATAAATCGTTTAACTATCTCTTCCTCAGAAGGCATATAACGATCCTTGTAAGTAGCTTTAATGTGTTCTGGATCATGGCCAGCTATTTCATGCATCTTAAGGTAAGTATCAAGCTCTTCCTTTTTACCTCTATGTGAATCAGAAGTAAGAATACATTTAATACCTAACTTCTTTGCTAACTTAATGTGTTCAACATTAACCAATTCTTGTAAGCCAGGTTCTGATATTTTATAAGGTTGAATTTCGATATAGAAGTCATCCCCAAAAATATCCTTCATTTTTCGTAGGTACTTTTCAGCAGCATCTAACCTTTTGTTCTTAATAGCTTGGGAAGAAAAAGAAGCAATACAAGCAGAAGTACAAATAAGGTTTTCATGGTACTTTTCCAACATATCAAATGTCCAAATTGGATTATAGTACTTGATCTTGTCACCTTCGTATTGTAGTTCGTTTATATTTCTGTATCCTTTTTCATTCTTAGCAAATAAACATAGGTGGTAGCCACGATGTTTCTCTTTGTACTTTGGAATGAAGTATCCTTCAACCCCAAGTATTGGTTTTATTCCATTAGCCATACAAGCCATATAGTGCTGTACAAGGCCGTTTGTATTGCCATGGTTAGTTATACCAAGGGAAGTGTATCCTAACTCCTTAGCGTACTTAGAAAGCTCTGTAGCCTTGCCAAAGCCATCAAATGAACTATATTCATCATGGCGATGTAAATCAGTAAATGGCATTTAAAACACTCCATGTACATCCTTGTTATAAACATGCAGGGAGAACATCGTATGGGTAAAGTTACCAACCTCATATCCTGTCTGGGAAGCAACCCACTCGAGGAACTTAATTGCCAAATACACATCGTTTCTGAAATGAGTTATGAAATCACAGCTCCTCATTACGTAGTGCATATTCAGCTTTCCATTTCTAACCTGGAATCCATAACCAAGAGAGCAAGGAACACGGGAAATGCCACCAAGGAAGTCAGGGTCCTTTTCAGGGTTCCACAAAGAGATCCAAAGCTGGCGGGAATCAGGATCTTTCTTGAGTCGTTCCAGGATCTTGTGGCACTGGTCATTCTTCCAAATCATCTCGTTGTAAGTATAAGCCATCTTGCCGTCGTGGATATACTCATTCCACACCTCAGCACGTTCCTTCCATGCAGTGCCAGGATTGATGAAGCCATTAAACTGGTAATGAGAGCCATCAGCATTTCTAAGCCAAGGATCAGAAATTCTCTCCTCGAATTCCTTATCAGCCCAGGGTTGGGTTACACCTGTAATATCCTTGCTGTTAGCATTCAACAAAGAATAGGAATAGTTCTGGAGCTCCTTAGTTTCATAATCAGGGTTCCCCTCGATGTTCTTATCCTGCATGGTTTTAGGTCTAACTACGATACCCATTTCAGCAAGGTCCCGAAGCACCTCGTTATAGCATTCATCCCAGTTAGTGTAAATTCTCATTTTTTATTACTCCTTTAAAAATCAATTACGGTACCAGCGCAGTACCTATTGTCAACCTGTCTTGCTTTGGAAATTGCTTCGTCGAATGAATCAGCTTTAATGTGTAGCTTGTGTTCGATGAATTCATTGTTTACCTTTTCAATAAAACTGATTTCCCAAGTCTTCATTTTTAGTACCTCCCTTTTAATAAGAAAGGGGCCGAAGCCCCTTTAATTGATAGCCGAATAATGGCCCTTAACATTATCTGGTCTTACCTTAACATTGTTAAGATGTTCAATTTGTTCCTTACTCATGTACTTAAGATCAGCCTTGATAATAGTACGATCACAGAAATGGATAGACTTCCAATTGTTGTTGAGTTCCTTAACCTTCATGTTCTTGTTCTCCTTTTCAGTATTTAAGTTTAGATCCCTCTTTAGATCCTATATACATTATACCATATTGTTTGCCATTTGTAAAGGATAACTTTTTAGAATATTGAAAGTTCATCCATGTCTATGTCAGGCAGATCCCCAGAGTTTGAGTACCTTATAAGTCTATCAAAGCTTTTGAACTTTGTTGTACGTTTACCTGTAAAATATTCTTCCCTCCACTTCAAAGCCTTTTTGCAGAAGTATTCATCTGGGTACTTCTTAATTGGCACCTTAAAGTTCTTATAGTACAGGGAAAGTTGGAAAGCGTTTATTGAAGCTACTGGTGCATACAGAATTGCATGGTCTATGTTACATGCACCATCTGTATTTTCATTTAAGTAAGTAGCTAACTTGTTTAACAAAACCAAATCACATACGAATTGTTTGGTTAGAACTGTTGTTCTGTAGTTTAATACAGCCCTATTGAAAGGTTTGTTTCTACCAGGCCTTGTAACTACCATAGAAATTAAGCAGCTGCCATTTCCATGTCCAACAGTTCTTGGTTTTTGTTTGAAGTAAAATGTCTGGGAGTAGCTCTTACTCGTTTTAAGTATCTCTGCAAAGTTAACCAATTCTTCTTTATCTACGTATAGCTTAAGTAGTTGTTTCCACTTAGCCATTGTATATAAATATTGACCCAGGTTTACAGAACATTCCAATGTATTTGCCTTTATGAATAAGTCATACACATAACCATTCATTCCGGAAATACTATCAAAGTGTTCTGAACCTGGGTCAAATAACAGGAGGTCCTTTATTAACTTTGAGAGTACTTCGTCTAAACTATTGTACTCTTTTATAACCATTAGTAATTACTTCTCTGACGGAATTTGTTTACTTCACTCTTCTTAAAGTATGTTTGATAGATTTCAACAGAATCCATGTAAATAGTAAGCAATGAAATGTAGTTCTCCCATACATAGGCAAGGTGCTTATAGAAGTTATCCTTGTCAGTCATCATCATGGATTGCTTCCAAGGTTTGTTCTTAAGGCAGTTGCAGGTCATACCAAGGAAACGGATGTGATCCCTGTAATAAATTAAATCCTTATAAACAACACCCTTAAACATATCGCAGATAGCATCCAGCCGATCTTCTTCCCCTTCCACTACGTAGTTGTCAGGGACAAGCATCTCGGGTGTAAATCCAGCCAGAATAGAGAACTCAGTAAGGAAGTGAAGGCCATCAATAAGCTCTTCCTTGAAGTGGAGTGTATCATTTTCAACCTTTGCATCAATTGCTTCCCCAACCTCTTCAGTAATACGCCAAGCGAAATCCTTTAATCTAGCTTGGCCTTTCTTATCATCCAGGTTGACAGGGCAGTCAGAAGTCTGAAGTAAACCAGATCTCTCTTCGATATCATGGTACTTAGTCATCAATTCCTTCTGGCGATTGAAAATAGCAACCAGCTTATCCCCGTTTACAGTAGTCTCTTCTACGTGAGTAATGTTCATTTTATATACTCCCTCTTTTTAAGAATTTTTGTTAACGAAACTTGGTCCTTCTTTTTCCAGTCGTAGTATTCCAACTTGCCTTTCATGGAAGGATAAACATATATTATGTTATTGTAAGCAAGGATTATACTTTCCGTGTTTTCCTTTACACCTTTCATTTGTTCCCGATCGCCCCAGTTAGAAATTGTTTCATAATCAGGACAGCAGAAAATGAATAGGTCTATCTGGTCCATAAGAACTTCACATGTTACACTGTAATTCTTTAGAACATTCTTGTTTCTAACAATAGGACCATATACCAATTCTTCAATAGCTGGGAACCTATCGAAAACCTTAACTCTTGGACTATCAGGTTTTGTTTGTAGTTCTTTTACCATGAATTCAACCTGTTCTTTTGCAGGTTTTGGTCCACAGCTATGAACTGTTTCGCAGCTAACTTTGTTCAGGGTTAAGATTTTTTGTATCTCAGCTACTGCAGTTGTTTTGCCAGAATTATCACATCCGTAAACAACTATCTTTTTCATTTATCAATCTTCATCATCTTCGTCGTCGTCATCTTCTTCAGTGTATTCGTTGTACACATCCTCGATGTCGTTTTCCTCGAAACTATCGAACAGTTCATCAGTAAGTTCTTCCTCATCATCATAGGCCTTGAGTTCCTTCTTACTCATTCCCAGTTCCTTTGCAATGTTCTTAATGTCCTCGAAGTCCAGTTCCAGGATCTTCCCCTTCAGGGATTTTTCCTTCTTAACCTTCTTCTTTCCAGCCTTCTTCTTAGAAGGTTTATCCTCCTCTTCGTCTTCATCATCTTCCTTGGCTTCATCTGTATTGTAAGCCTTCATGAAAATTTCTTCCATCTGCTTCCGAGTATATGCCTTAGCCTTCTTGTTTGTGAACTTCTCTTTGTCGAGAGGAGTTACAACATAAGAACCACCAGTGCCTTTGCCAACCTTCTTGATCTTGTAGTCCCGATCCATAATGGTACCGAACTCTTCGTACATCTCGATCAAAGCAGGTACAGGGGAAACACCGGATGCCTTCATCCGGAGGATCTTTACAGAATTGGAATCATAGTCCCAGACAGTCCAAGCGAAGTTATCAACCAACTTAATTTCATCCTGGCAGTAGGGACAGCTTTCATGGTCTTCGGGATCTTCACACAGTGCGTTTACCGAAGCATTGAAGTCAGAATGGAACTGGAACTGTTCACCATCTTCAAGTTCCTGGAGGAACCGTACCCGGTGGACAGAATCAGCAGCAAAGTAAAGGATATCCTTCTTACTGGTTCCACTCTTAGCAATTGCTTCTTTCATGTTTTTAATAAGGTTTCCCATTTGTTTTATCTCCTTTTTAGTTTATTTGGGGCATCCTTGTTTATATTATACCACAGAAGGTTTGGTTTGTAAATGGGTTTTAGAAATTTATTTTTCTTTCTTTTTAAGTACATCGTACTTAGTTAATTGGGTCAGAATAAGTTCTGCTTCTTTTGAACCTTGTTTTATATCCCCCATATCTTTTATTCCCTTGGGGAAGTGTAACCTTACAACCTTGAAGCCATGTACATCAGCTATTCGTTTGAAGTACCTATACCCTTTGTTTCCAGCCTCATCGTTGTCTGTTGCACATATTATTGTTTTGATCTTAGCCTTCTTTAGGATTTCTACCTGAGTTGAGCTAACCTTCCAACCAAGTATTGCAGCTATGGATTTAATTCCTATTTGGTTTCCTTTTAGTTTGTCCAGGTATCCTTCAACAATCACAACTGAAGAAGTATGGATCTTGGTTCCGAATTCACCAGGTAAAGTTCTTTCCCGTTTGAATCCTCTGCCATACATGTACTTTCTTTGCTGTTCTATTACCGGATCGAAGGTTCTCATTACGTACCCTCTGAACTTCCCGTTCTCTAACAGTGGTATCACTATAGGGTAGTATTTGTTTAGGGAAGGTTTTGCACCGGCCTGTTTTAAGGTTATGGGTTTGAATCCCCGGTTAGCCATGTATTGTTTGCACAGCCTTGTTTCCTCTTCAACAACAGAATTAAGGGATGGACGGAACCAATTTGGATTTGGAAGGTTGTAGTAGTAAGAACGTCCTTGGGACAGTCCCTCTTTGTAACTAACCTTTTCAACAAAAGGAAGTGTAGTATAAGTACTATATATATTATCTATATTAGTTAGCTTTGGATTTTTTAGGATCCGTTTTATTTCCACCCAGCATTTCACGTCAGATGGAATTTCTTTGTTTGGATGTTGAAGTTTATAGTAGCTCTTGTATAGCTCTAATGTACTTCCCTTTGCACCACATTCAGCATAACAGAAGAAGAATGCCTTTGGGATGTTTATCTGGAGGGAAGCATTTCTATCGTTATGGAATGGACAAACTATTTTGTATAGTTCTTCTGGCTGGTATATTCCGTAGTACTTGAGTAGGCCAACAAACTCATCAACTTTCTTTTGCGATTGGGATTTCTCGGTTAGCATCTTTCAGACGTAAAGCAACAGATTTGTTCACAGTAGCATCGTAACAGCCTTCCAAATCTGTTAGCGATACAATACCCCTTTCGTAAAGTTTAGAAAGCTTCTTATCATTAACCTTCTTTTCAACAGAAATATAAGCACGTAGTACATCTGGGGTAATTCCATGCTTCTTCATCAGAGGCACAAAACGATCCCAGTCAACTACCTTGTATTCCTTGTCAATGAAAGCTGAAGCTTTATTTTTACCAAGCTTTTGTGTGATCTTTTCTACGTCATAGTTTATTGTAGTTCGTTCCTGTACATATACAGTACAATCCTGGTTGGATAATGAACGTTCCCCGGATTTTTCAAAGTATTTTGATAGGATGTGTTTCTTATTGTCAAGTAACATTTTCAAGCCAGATATTTGGTTTGAGATGCTAACAATATCATCCATTGTTTTGTCAATGTTTACCTTCATTACCTTTTACCTTTCCTTGTTTCCTTCAAAGCATTGTATATTCCAATGGGCCATGAAGTTCCATTTTTAATCCAAACAATGTCAGACTTTTCTATAAAGTAAACAGAGCCATTGTTTGTCTTTATAGTTACCTTTTCAGATACTTCCTGAACAGTACCACTATACATTTCTTCCTTGTTTCGGAATGCAACCATATTACCCTTTTGAAGGCTGTTCAGATATTCTTCCCGAGTTTTCATCCATACCCCTTTCTAAGGAATTTACAACGTTGATTGCCTCCCCAAAACACTCAGCTCTTGTATACCTTCCTTGATTTAAATAATGATACTTTAGCTCTAACAGAATGCTGATTACGTCCTTTGATTGTAGTAACATTTCGATACCTCCTTTAATATATTAACATTATAACACGAATAGTACTATTTGTAAATGGGTTGTACAAGATTTTTATGCACTCATAGTATCAGCTGCTGTCTCCCTCAAAAACTTGTTATATTCGTCTGTAGCTTTATCTACCAATTCAATTCCTCTTTCAACTTCAGAATTAAAGTGGTTGTTCTTTAGTGCATTTGCTGTACCTTTGGAAAGAACACAGCAAGCATACATCATGTCCATTGATAGCTTACTTTCTTTTGCTCTTAGATTATTGACCTTTTCTTGTTCTTTAGCATGTTTCTTATTACTTGCTTGGATAAATGCAACGATGATCATAGAAGTTGCTGAGATAGCTGCTACTATTAAGTCTTGCACATTATAATCCTCCTTAGAAGTGATCTACTTTAACTTCAGTTCCGTTGTTAATTGCTCTATACTTTTTAGCTCTAACATCAAAGTGAACAATACCTTTTTTAGGATATGCAATTACTCCAAAAGTAATTGGAAAAAGATTGTCAATCACCTTTGCAAGTTCAATGGGTGTAATTCCTTTTGCCCAAATATCAGCAGCCATTCCATACAAATGGAAAGAGTTAGAAGCACCGCCAACTCTCTTATTATGGGCCTCTGTTCTGTAAGCATTAGTAATATTTAGTCCTTTGCCAATTTCATCCCTAATTTTTTGTAACACAATAGGAAGTGTTCCATGAATAAGAACAATCTTAGAATCAGACTTGAACTCATTTACCTTAAAATTATTTGTAATCTTAGTATTTCCTTCTGTAGAAGCATTGTAAACTCTTACGCTGTACATATTCTTATCTCCTTCAACATCAGAAGTATTGTTATCTTTCTTAACTTCTTTATCCCAAAACAGAAGTACAGTAGGAACTCTTCTTGGGGAATAAATCTTACCATTAGGAAAAATACCTTGTGTACTTCCTCCACCATCTAACATAAGAGCATTGTAAGCCCCAAGATCTTTCATTTTTACTTGTAACTTTTCTCTTGACATTCTACCAGGTGAACAGAACAAAATAATTTTGCCTTCCTTAGTCCAACCAACAGCAGTTCTTTGAGCAGCTCTTGCTACATCAGGGGTTAAGTTCCTATAAGCAAAATCACCTTTTACAATAATAGGAATACCAGAGAGAAAGTTTGTATCTTTAAACATAGAGGCTAAATTAAACATTGGCTTACCTTTGAAAATGGCAAAACCAAAGTCATTGTACATGCTTTTAGAAATTACTCTTCCATCAATTACACACCATTCAACAGGCTTAAACTGATTATTGAACAAATATCCATTGATAGCATGAGTGCATCCAGTTTCTCTTTTAATTTCAGCCAAGCTTTTCTTATTTGGGTTATAATAGATTTGAGCTTTTACACAATCAAAAATATCATACATAAATTTTAATCCCAGCCTCCCACCCTACACAGATTAAATTATTTAATACGGGAAGCCTTTAAGAAATAGCCATCCTCGTCATAAGTTACCCTATATGTAGCTCCTACAATACGCTGTACCTGAACAGTGCCAGCAAGGTCCTCACGTCTATGAGTATCCAACATTTGCGGGAGGGATTCAGGCTCCTTATCAGGAGGAATAAACCCTTCTTCCATCTCATCTTCAGTCCAACCAGACTCAGTATGGTCAGGATTGATATGGAAGTTAGCTCCTGCTTCTTTCAGTTCTTTGTTAACTTCGACAACGCTCTTTCCACTCTTCTTACCATTGTTAATGATTTCTTCATACTTCTTTTCCATTGTTTTTCTCCTTTCAACAAAAGAAATTATTTACTTGTCCAACTGTTTTCCGATCTGGTCAACACCTGTAGCAGCAAGTCCACTCACAATACCAACTGCGACTGCTGTAATGTAGTCCTGGGCAGGAAAGTCATTCATAAGATACATACCTGCAATACCAAGACAACCACCACAGACACCAACTACAATTGGAATCCACTTTGTATCAAATTCACATGCCTTAACGATCATGCCAACAAGATAACAAATGGCAGTAATTACAGCTACACTTGCAACACCAAAATCCATATTATTTACCTCCTTTCTTATATTTTCTTAATCTTTCATTTTGTAAACATACTGGACATTTTCCATTGTCTCTATTGCTTCTATAATATGTTTTGCCGCACTTATAACATTTAGAATAAATTGGCAAATCCATAGCCATTCTTTCATAAGGGTAAAAGTACATTTTACTTTCTCCTTTTACTTTCAGTTTTTAATATTTCCTTTGTTTGTATATACATTATAACACATGGAATTGGATTTGTAAATAGTATTTTTGAAATGTTTTTGTAAAACTTCCTACCGTTTATGTAAAAGCATAACTTATTAGTTTAAGTATACTAAATAAGCTTCTACACTTATACTTCCTTGTTTAATATTTGGTTCTTGTAACTCAACTCTATTTGTTCCTTGGAAATATAAATTATAAGTGTTAATTTCTCTTTCAACATAACCAATTAGCTGTATTCCGGATGTAAGGGTCCACTCTGTACTACTTATACTATAAGGTACATTATTAAGTAAGATAACATTATCAATAAATGTAACAGAATTATTGTGAGCTCTATCAGTGTTTGATCCCCTATTTAGAATTCTTGTTGAATCATAACCATCATTGTTATATTTATAATTAAAAACAGCTTTTACAATAGCAGCGGATGAATTTGAAACATAATTATTGAATTTTAATTTATATATAATACCAGATGGCAAAAGAGTATCAGAATCCAAACGTATTTCTGGAATCAATGCAGACGGATTTTTATTGCTTGGTGTAATAGTTAAATCAAACAACTTTACTTTTTTACTAACAAATGCATTTCCATCTACATACCCCTTAGTAGCTGGTTCAGAGTTGGAAGTAGGGGCCGGAAGGTTGGTAATTTTGTTATTGTTCATGTTAAGCGTACCAGACATTACTCCACCAGAAAGAAGTAATGCAGCAGCTTTCATAGTAGCAGGGGAAATATACTTATTAGTAAGAACACCAGCGGCAGCTTCAGCAGAGGAAGCTTTATCTGCTACTTTCTGTAACAAAGAGCCACCAAGGTTTCCAACAAAAGCAGATACAGATAAAGTATCAGTAGCATTAAGGCCGTTTTGGTTCATGATCTGAGCAATAGCATAAGCTACAAGAGAAACCTGATAAGCAAACTTATTGTTAAGCTGGGAAGAAGCTACACCAGTCTGAACACCATTCAGTCTTTGAGTAGAATTTGCATACTCATTATCAGAAAGCAAGTTAGCTTTATTCTGATCAAATATCTTAAAGTTATTAGCAGGCATTGCTTACACCTCACTTATTTGCAATTATATAAGAATATTCACCGATATTGTAATATGCAGGAGCATCCTTTTGCTGAATATCTACAAGTTCCTTATTGGAAAATGTATCAAGTGTTCTTTCAGCAGCTTCGCCACCCATTTCAAACTGTACAACACGAATATAACCTAAAGGCTTTTCCTGAATATTTGCTAAGCATTCTGAAACTTTCATATAAAGTACCTCCTTATGTATTACTCCAATTGCCTTCATCCCAACCCTTAATAAAGCTGGTATTTGTATCCCAGCCAAACAAGGGATTATCCTGAATCTCATAGTTAACTCTAACACCAGATGGCTTAGGAAGAATATATCCAAGCTGTAGCAGTGCTAAATCTGTCTGACTAAAATTTGGATCAATGACACGGATTGTATAGCTCATGTCTTGGTTATCAACAAAGTCAATTGGAACATCAGGGAAGATAATATTCAGGATTTCTTCAAGTCCTTTTCTTGTACCATCCCAGTGGTTCATATAAATTCTTGACTTTAGAACTTTCCTATATAAATCATCAGGAAGAGTAGAAGGAATATTTGGATTGTCTGTAGGAAGATTTCTGCTTACATTTAAAAGACTTCCTAAAGTATCAAGTTGATCCCCAGCAGCAGTATCTAAATTAAACAATCCATTAAAATCATCTAAATTATCAACAGTAGGAGAAATATATTTTAGAAATGCTTCAACATAGTCATTGTATTTCTTTTTATTTGCGTATTCAGAAGTAATTAACTCAAGGTAAGGCTTATTACTGTCTGCCATTTTAGCTTACCTCCACAATTACTTTATCAAGATCAATTTGTGAAGCTTCATTAAACAAAACTGAAATATCAGTATCAGTATAGCTTACTCCGTCTGTAGAAGTCTGAACATTAAGAACAGAGAAAGAAGGAGACTGAATAGACTTCATCTGACCAGTAGCAATGGACCAAAGAACTGATCTATATACTGTCTCTGCAATTTCAAGATTGTTAATGTAATCAACTATAGCTTTTTTAATATCATTTGCATATTCGTCATTATAGGAAGAAAGTTTCTTGAGACTTACTTTAACATACACCGTTTTATAAGTAGGTCTATAGAAACTGATCTTAGTAGTATTACCAGAAAGTGAAACAATAGGAATTGTAGTTGTTCCGTTTGTATAACATCCAGGTGTTTTCTTGAAATAGATTTCGGTAGCTACGTCAGTATCATCCCCGCCTTCAACTACTAACGTAATAGAATGAGCAGGATGTCCAAGTTCGTTTTCAGAACCAGTATCATTTTCGTATGCCTTTATACGTTTTACACCACTAACAGCAGAAACAGAAGCTATGATTGATTCAAATACCGTTTCAGAAGGAGCAGATGTAGCAAGTGCATATCTGGATCTAAGTTCTGCATCTGACTCCTGATTAGTACCACCTGATCCGGTAAAATTATTTACTACACTCAGCCAGCCAAACACAGGAGTAACTATCTTTGTAATTGTGTTAGGTGCTACAGTAATATCCCCAGCTTCATTACAAGTAGCTTCTACGGTAATAGTTCCATCTTCTGGAATTACAACAGAATCAGGAAGGTTCCAAACATGTTCATCATCCGGATCAGAAGCCTTTCCTTGGTTTATTACAGTAGAAGGGGTTCCTGTAACTACCAATTGTACAGTTGAATAAGTAGCAGGCTTTCTAACAATGCCAACCAATGCACAAAGGTTATCAAGTCCAACCCCTATTGCAGTGTTTACAGTTCTATTGTTATATGTTAACAAAGCCAATGCGTTTGTGTCAAATATTTTCTTAGCGAAAATACTGACTTGTTGGTAGTCCTGGGAATCTTCATCAATGTAAATATCGTTTCCAAATATTTCTTTCATAGAAGAAATGAGGTCATCCCTAATGTCTGAGTATGTAGGAATGTGCATCCCAGTTTCATCTATATACGGGGGAAAGTAAGCCATTAGATAACCACCTCAACTTCTACTACTTCATTGTTTGTAGTTGTTATACTTATTTGGACTTCCATTGTTCTTTTAACAAATGTAATATCAACCTTGTTTATTGCAGCTACTTCTTCTATTTCTTTTATTCTATCAGAAATCAACATCTGAGCAGAATTCTTAAGGGCCTCGCTTCTTCCTTGGCCCATTATGGATTGGAACATCGGAATCCCTATTCCAATATCTTCCCACCACTCGCCATAAAATAAAAGGATTTTAGATTTTATAGCATAAGCTACAGCTAGCTTACCTTTAACATAATCGTTATTGTTGTGACCGAAAACATAGTCACCATTTTCATCTTGTCTTCTATATTTCATTATTCACCTCAATATATTGGTTGGCTTGTTAGCTTTCCAGTAGAATCTTGATGAACATGGCTTAGTAATTTAATCATTTGTTCCAATGTTATTGTACCATTTTTATCTGAGAATGTTATCCCATCTTTTGTAATACTTATCTTAGAATCTTCACTTGTAATTTCCATCCCAGTACCATTGAACGGTTTAGTATTGGGTTGGCTTAAAACACAAGGAATAGCAATTCCATCTGAAAGGTCGTGCCTTCTAACTTCTATTGGATTTTGAACATTAGCATATTTCCAGAAGTTATCAATTGATAAATCTGAGAATAGTACTAAGCACTCATCCCCTCGTTTTAGTAACATCTTTATGCTACCAATAGAACAGCTTGGGAATATAATTGGAACGTTAACTAGAATTGGTAAGTTCATATACTGAACTGTATTATCTTCGTTAACTATTTCTTCCCGTATTGCTGGCTGTATAGAAGCTGTATTTGTTTTAGGATCATACTGTTGTATAACACCAGGGATACAGCACCTTAAGTTGAAGTTTACTTTTTTAATTATATTTTCGTAAAGCTGGGAGTCGTCCCCCAGCACATTTCTTATACTTGGCATAACAACCTCCCAGCTTAATTATATTATATCATATTTTTAATTATTTGTAAAGGATTGTTTTTACCACCCATACATGGTAGGATTTGCTAGGAAAGAAGGCAGAATGCCAGCCTGTCCAATAGCACCGCATTCACATTTCCAATCGTTACCTCTTGTATCCCCTGTATACTTTACAGTTATTACACGGTAAATTCCTTGGGAATCCAAGGATCTAATTGCAGTTCCTTCTTTATATTGGTACTGATCAATCTTTCTGTTGTCTATTCTAACTAAAGAGTTTAGAGTTATCAACGGGTTCAACAAACAACTGAATGTAATACCTGTATTGTTTTGTTCTGGTGTTCCAAGTAAACCAGTTTTTGGGCCAAGGTCAAATATTTCATTTGACTCAGGTTGTTTAGCCTGTACTATGTTTACCTTTCCATCCTCAGTGTAATATGTTGCATTCATCGTTTTTGCCATCTGGGTTAAGTAGTCAGAAGGTCTACCAAAAACAACCTTTCCTCTTGGGTAGGTTATTCTTGTATCAGCAACAGATCCAGTTTCAACAGGGTAGTTAGCTCTGCTTGCTATATTTGATACAGCATCTCTCATAGAAAGGTTAGAGTTAAGTGTTAGTCCAACCAATCCATAAGTTGTGAACCTGTTGGAGTCTAATGCTACCAATGTTAGCTTATAATCAGTGCCACCCTCTTTGGATCTAACGGGTTGGATTATATTGCCACTAAATATTCTTCCATAGTAGCTTCCGTTGTATCCTGCTTCTACCACAACCTGTTTGCCGTTTTGTATGATTTTGTTTTCAGTATCAGGACTTAAGTTGTAAAGGGTTATTGCAGCCTGTTGTGGAACACCAAGTTGGGTCTTTGGTATTTCAAAGGAACATCTAACTTCAGATACATCTAGTGAAGTCCCATCATCCATTGTAACAAGGATCCTATACTTTCTTCCGTATAACCAATCAGAAAGTGTTCCCTTTATATCAACTACTTCATAATACTCTCCAGAAGGTATTATTTCATTGTTGCCTATACTTGATGTTGAGAAAGGGGTTTGTGTTCCATAACTTGTTTCATAAGAGTTTCCAACAAGGGATTGACCACCATCGTATGTTTTACCCTTTATACTTTGGTTGTAAGGGGAAACACCAAGATACATAAATGGATTTATCCAATACCCATCTTTTGCATGTGTAGTACTATAATCAGTACTTGTTGATACACCGAAATGTAAATGTGGACCAGTTGAATGTCCTGTACTACCCATCAAACCTATTGGGGTTTTAGGATGTACCTTTTGTCCAACCTTTACATATATATTAGCCATGTGGGCATATATACAACCTTTACCATCTTCATTAGCAACCCAAACATAGTTTCCGTATCCTTTTTGGAATTGTGCTCTTTTAACAGTACCACTTGTAACAGAAACTATGGTTTTGTTTTCTAATGCTACAAGGTCAATCCCTTTGTGGTTTTTAGAAGCCCACGTTTCTTGTAAACTTCTACGACCAAATGGGGATGTTACCTTGAACTTTCCAGTAAATGGGAAGCAATAGTTAGAAGCCCTTTGTAAAGTTTCAATTGAGGTTGACATCATTATCACCCCACACCATTATGAATGATTTGCCTATGTTTTTATCATTAGCCCTATCCCCAACCCCTTCTTCTGTTGGAACCATGATGCAACAACCAATACCTTTGTAACTAAGTTGGTTAAGCATATTGCAGTATTTACCATAGGATGTTAACATTGGAAGGTTAGAAAAGTATAATTCACCTGTTAATGTATTAGTAGCACTTAATAACCAATACTTAGCAGAGTAGTTATACCAAAGAGTAAAGCTAAATGGAATGTTATTGCCATTCACTGGAATTGTACATTTGAATGTTTGGTTAGGAGAGTTAGTAAGCGGAACTTTGTACATTCTTTACCCTCCTTTAGTTCTTGTAAACCATTTGTCCTGTTACACGGCTTAGAATTGACCTATCAACATAGTCAACCTGAACTTCAGCCATTTTAGTATCTATGGTTGTTTGGCTTGCTTTACTTATCTTTACAGTCTTTACTCTAGCTACTGGAATTTCAACAAGAGTAACTGTTGCATCCAAAGCACGGAAGGTTTCTTTTGTATCTTCAGCACTTATTGATTCAATCAGCATGTTCTTGTAATATCCAAGTTTTGTAAATATATCAACTGGAATTCTACTTTCCTGTATTTGTTTTAATATTGCCCATGCAGAAGTATGTCTAAATGTAAGATCTGAGAACTGCCCAGGAATAATTGATTGGTGAACATCAGACATCATTATCTTCATTGTAACAGTTGTAGGATTTACATAAGCATGATCAACAACAGAAGCACCAGTTTCAACTGGGTTTTGTGTTATGGTTAATTTTCTTTCATGGGATACACTCATAAAACCATCAAAGAAATAACCAGCAATATTTGTTTTACAGAAAAGCATAGCGTCATAGGAAAGTCCAGTTGTATCAGATCCGGACTTGGCTAAGTAACCTGCCATACTGAACCTCCTTTATTTATTCGGGGAATTCTGGAAAAGCCTCTGAGTAAATTCATCGTAGTACAGTTGTGCTTCCTGAGGGGATTTTACATTGAAGTTTATAGTACCATTGAAATTATTACTATTTGTAGAAGGCATACCAGGTATTGTTTGCGGTACGGTATAAGATCCATCATTTGAACCAGTAAACCAATTTATTGCCTTGCTAATCAACGAAGCAAAGAATCCTACATCCTTACTTCCAGGTATAGCGGCATTAACCATTAGATTGCTGTAGAAATCACTAAGGTTACTTGTTCTTTCTTTGAACCAATCGCCAAAGTTGAAATCCTTTAGCTTTTCAAACAGTGTACCGCTTTTTATAGCATCGATGAAACCTTTTATTCTTTCAAGGTCATCAGCTATCAGTGCAGTAAAGCTTCTTATACCAGAAACTATAGTTTTGAATGTTTCCAGTATAATTGTTTTTGGATCTATGAAACCAAATATGTCATTTAGTAAATCAAATACACTTTGTAGGTCTTCCTTTATTGATAACATATCTTCCTTAATGTTTTGGAAGTCGTTATCAAAAGCAGACCAATCCAAAGCAGAAGCCCCACCACGTTGCCATGTCATATAGTCATCTATCAACAAAAGCAAAGTGGTTAATGCAGCTATGAACCAACCGATGGGTCCAGATTTAATTAGTAGGAAAAAGCTACCAACCAATCCAGCTGTCTTGCCAAGTTTGTTATCGAACAGGTAGAATATTTCTTTTATTATTGTGAATAAGGATTTACCAACATAGTATGCAGCTTTAGCAAGTCTATAGAACATTTCGAAGAACCTTGCTACCTTTTGTGCTATAATTGGTAAATTCTTTTGTATCCAGTTATTTGCATTCTTAAGGGATTGTTTTACCTTTTGTGCATCAGGTCCAAGGAATTTACCTAAGAAGTAAACTACCCATCTTGTGCCATAACTTATTTCTACTTTTAGTTTCGAGAATTCAAATTGTATATCCCTTACCAACAAAAGGAAATCATCTAATTCATCATAAGTTTCTAACGATTTACCAAGGTTGTTAAGTTCTACTAAATGCCGATATTGCTCGTCAGTCATGTTCAGAATATCAGCATGGTCTTCCCCGAGTGCCTCTAAAGCAGTTGAGTAAGATCTTGCAGCCTTTTCTGAGATCCAATACTGACGAGCAAGTTTTTCTTCTTGTAAATCTAGTGAAGCAGTTGTTTCAATTACTTGGGACATAGCTTCATTTACTGTTTTTAGTATACCAAGGACTACTGAGAAGGAACCAATGAATCCCTTGCCAATTGAACCAGATTTTGACTTTACTTTTTCAACAAAGTTATCTAACTTACCTGATACTTGTTGGAAGCTGTTTTCATCCAAATGCCATCCAATTTTTACCAAGTATTCTTTCAAGGTTTCAGGATTCATTGGTTTACTCCTTCCTCATAGAGTCGTATGCCCTTTGTTCATTTTCAGATTTTACTTCTATAATTTCTAAGGCATCCAGCCAGTCATTGAAGGTATAGGTTCCATCCCATAGTTCATGTTGTTTCCACATTCCATGAATTACAGGTAAGTAAAGCCTGGAGTTTAGGTTCTCGAATTGACAAAGTTCGAAACCAGGTTGTCCATGGTAGAACCTTCTAACTGGATGCCTTGTAAAAAATCCTTGAAGTTAAATGCCAAAGTTGCAACTATAAGTTTAACAAGAATGGGCATTGTAACATCAGCAACACCATAAGTACCATTCTCACGTACTACGGGGGATTTTTCATTTGTAGGATATGCTTCTTCTACATACTTCAGGATATCCTTTTGCAAATCCATGAAATCCTTCTTGCTCATGGTTTTACCAGAAGAACCAATATCCAATTTCATTTCAGTTCCCATGTTACCCTTAAGAAGATCCCCAATGCCAAACGGTAAAACAAAAGTAAGGACCTGGGCAAGGATGTAGTTTCCTTCCATAGGATCGAACGAGTTTATTATAAAGTTTCTACCACCAATGTTGAAAGTGGAAGTAGTCTCTCTTTTATGAATGTTTTCCATATTGTTTTATCCTTTCCTTTTTAGCCGGAAATGTTTGCACACATCATATTCCAAGTTCTGTTCTGAGCCTGGGACTGGAAGCTGTTATCAGCTCTCTTCTGGTGGGAAACACCAGTACAATGGTAATTGTCACCAGTAGACTTGTTCTTAATGTCCATGGTAGCCAATGCAAACTGATCCGTAGGTGCCTCTTCCAGGAATGCAGCAAACTTCTTAAGCCACTCGTTGAAGTCAGAACTCTGAAGAATGTTAAGCTGTACAGAGCCATTACGGGCCACCCACTTACTGACAACAACAGCAAGGTCAGCAGCAACATTGTGGTAAGTAACATCGTTGGAATAGGAAATGGTAATATCACCAATGCCAGTTCCATAGGCAGTATACGTTCCAAAACCAGGATGGGAAATGGTTAAGGAAGTATCCTCAAAAGAATAAGTATAAACTCTAGCCATTTTTTTTACCCCCTTACCGTTCGACAATTACATTTATAACTACGTGTTCAATTGCACCAGTTGCAAGCAGAGCAACGTAAATGGGGGGGGATACTCTAGTTGCCCTATCAGAAGGGGACTGGCTTGCTACACTTTCTGCCTCGATGTAATATCCATTCTCAATCGCATCGCCAGAATTAAGAGACATAACCTGTTCCCCATTCCAAATACCACCACCGATCAATCCAATGTTTTCCAAAGTGTTGCAAGCACGAGCAGCAAATGCAACCAACATATCAACACCAGACTCAGTTTGAGGAACCTTCTTTGTAGCAACCAAGCCAGCAACTACTTCCTGCTGGATAAGGTTTGCAGCTGCGTCGATTAAATAAAGTTCATCAACGTGGTAGTTTCCACCGGAAATGCAGGGATAAGTAAAGTTGTAAGAATTACCAAACTTAGTAAAAGCATTTCCGTTATACCCAGTGAGGGTATTGATCTGAGAATCATTGAGGTTAGAAGGAGTAACACCCACCAACGTTTTGTATGCTGCAGTATAAGCAGAATTGACCTTCATAGAGTTCAATCCACTAATCAAGCCAACCATACCGGCATCGATGTTGGTATCTTCAGAATAGAAACCAAAGGTTCTGGTAAACTTTCCAGTCTGAAGAGTTTTCATAATATTGGTGGTGCTTGCCTGGATACACTTCCCATCAGAACTACCAAAGAAGTAAATTGTAGGGATAGAGGAAGCTTCAACCAATGCAGCAACCTTTGCGATGTTCTCATCAGTTACAGTTTCAGAATAGCAGAAACAATAGAACTTATCATTCTCGTTTCTAACACGAGTAAATGCAGCATCTACAGTCTCGGCAGCACCTGTACCAGCAACAGCCAGTTGTGCAGACTTTTCAGACTGGGAGAAATAGATTAGTGCCTTCTTGTATGCATTGTCGGTTGTTTTAAAGCCATCGGCAACCATCTGAGTCTGATAATTGGAATAAGTGTAAATATTTGTTTTGTTTGCGATAGGGGAAGCAGATCTGTTATCAATAATCAAGCCAAGGTTAAAATCACTGGAAATAGTAGCAGGGCTTGAAACCTTAACAGAAACATCTACGATCTTGTTAAGAGAACCACTCATTTGTTAACCTCCGTTCCCATAATTGAATTTGATATCAACATCAGAAATAGTATCCAATGTTTCTTCAGTAGAAATAGAGTTATAAAGGTATATTTTTAAATCTGATCTGTGCCACCATTGTTCATTTATTTTTTCATAGTGTGTTGTTGGTTGTTCTGTTCTATCTGGAATTAAAGCCAAATTGTTTTCGTATAATAACTGCTTAGTACTGTCAAAGTAAAAAGATTCATTTAACAATGCTGAATATTCTTCATGGTTTGGACCATAAAAAATAAATTGTACCTTTAAAGTTCTCATTGAGTATTGAGTAACTTTAATCTTGTCGCCTACTACTTCTTGTTTTCTATTCTTCCAAATGTGTCTTTCATCTGGTTCATCGAATACTTTAACATAGCAGACATCTTCATCTATTTTGCTTGATATTTGTCCTTTCTGTTGGTAAGAAATTCTAACTTTACCATTTGGTAAATTCAGCTTACCTTGGACATATTTAGCAAACAGGATGTCTAACTGGTCAATTGGTGTTATGTTATTTGCCAATCACATCACATCCTGTCTTAACTTAACAGCAGTACTTCTACAAAACCCATACTGAGCATCGTCTAAACAATACCTAACTATATAGTCAGCCCCGTTGAAGTGTACTATATCAGCAGTATATTGTTTACCATCTAGTTTGTCTATACCAACTGTTTTAAGCCTTTTATGTGTAAATATGTGAATTCTTTCAGAGTTTAAGTCTGCTTCGGAAAGTAACGAATCTTCGTTTTCGGAATCAATTGTTATAATTCCTTGAAGTGTTATTTCCTTTGGGTTTTCAACTTCTTTGAAATCAACAAATTCAACAGTAGAACGAGTGATACTTATTCCACTTGGTTGACAGAAGTCTGGATCTGTAATTAGTTCGGATATATTTATCACTTAGTTCTACCTCCTTTTGTTTTTACAAAGTAGGTTATAGTTTTTCTTAACTGTCCTGTATCAATTAACGGTCTTGGTACATAACCCTTTGGTTTCCCTTTACTCTTCTTAGCTATAGTACTATCAGAGTTAGGTGGCCAACCATTTTCTTGGTTAACGAACCATGCACGGGAAACATTTTGTGCCCTCATTCCTGTTTTCTTAAGCTGATTTATTGCTTCTTCTTCTTTGTTATCAAAAGCAAGTTCAGCAGCTTTCTTCATCATGTTCTCTAACCTATCACTATCTTTTCTTATAGCAGGTTCGATTACAGGTCTTGCAGGAATGTTATTTACAGGGGATCCGTTTGTGTGAATGTATAACAGTTCAGCATTTGTTATTTCTTTATTACCCTCTTCTTCCCGTTTGTTTTGTTCATCCGTTATTCCTACATACACTTCGTTATTTCTTATGAAGTTCATAGCCCTTATAAGACTATTCCAGTTATCAGCATGTTCAACAAACTCTACGAATGGATTTTTAGCCATGGTCACACCTCCAAGTAGTCTGAAATATCAAACCACTCATCGTTTATTTGTGTATCCCACAACCACAGTATATCTTTACCCTTTGAAAGTACGTAATTTTCTAATTCTTTGTCACGTTTAATCTTTTTTGGTAAAGAGTGCCAATAAGAACCATTACATTCTATTACTAATTTATATTCAGGTAAATAAAAATCAATAACAAAATGTCCTTTACATATTGGTTTTTGTTTTACAAACAGTACATTATACCTTTTTAATTCTTTTTCTACTTTTCTTTCTATGGAAGTATTATGAAAACCAGATTTTAGTGCATTGATTGAACCTAATCTACACTTATTCCTTATTTCTTCACTTTCCATTGCTTTTTTTGTATTTATACTTATTTTTTTACGTTGCTCATTAGTTATTATTTTACCTTTTTCTGATTCTGAAATTTTTCTCTTATGTTCTTCTGATAGTTTTCTACCTTTTAATGCAATAGAAATTTTCAAACAATCTTCTTTAGATTTATTTTTTCTATTTTTTGGATAATTTGGTTTTTTCTTACCTAAATTTGCAATTCTTAACTTTTCTTTTGTTTCTTCAGAAACATAGTGTCCAAATGATGCCATAGCAAATCACCAATTACACCACATACCGCCATGTCCATAAATCTTGGTAAGGGTAATAAGCTGCTGTCCATACATGGAAAGTTTCCAAGTACCGTAACCAGCATAATCTTCTTGTGAGCCAAGGAAATCATAAGAAATAGAAAGTCCATCTACAGACTTTGAAGAAGCAATACCGAAAGGCAGGGAAGAAGAAAGTGCAGAAGTAGCACCAGGATCACCTTGAGAAGCCTTTAAGAAAAGGAATAAGTTGTGAGCTATGTATAACCCCATTAAATATTCCCAGTTACTTTTATATCTATCTTTCTTTATAGAAGCTTGTGCCATTCCAACAAACAAATTAAATACTTCAGTTGGGATTTTTTCTGATCCATCCTCTGGTTCTATGGTTCCACCTTCGATACAGAAGTTCTTAAAAACCTTCTGGAACATTTCCAATGTGTATTCCGGATTGTCTGTTAGAATAACGTTGGAGGAACCACGGAAGGTTTCCATCATCATGTAAGCGTTATTGGTATAACCAAGCATTCCTACCAAGTCAATGTAGGCCATTCGTGGTTCCTCCTTAAGTTAATTAGTTCAAGCTAAGCTTATAAGCTTCCATCAAACGTTTCTTATTCTCTTTCAGCTTATCTTCCTTAACAAAAGTAGCATTGTACTTATTGCACTCTACCTGAACTTCTTCAGCGTTCATGGTTTTAACTTTCTCGTAGTACTCATTGACCAACTTATCATTGTCAGCACCTTCGTCTTCCTCAGCCTTGGTGGTTTCAGGAACGATAGGATCCACAGGAACAGCCGGAGCATCATTCATGATAATGATTTCCCCACACTGAACAGCCAACTTGAAAGTAGGATCATTCAAGTACTTATCGGGCATTTCCTGGAAAGAACCAGGAACAGTGAGAAAGCTTTCAACTTTAGAAGTCTCTCTATCAGCACCAGGTCCAATATCAAAAGCCTTATTGGAATAAATCCGAATTTTAGACATTTTTTATTTCCTCCTTTTATTAAATGCCATCAACATAGCGAACAGGCTGAGTATACAGGAACTTAACCTGGCCCATCTGGGCAGCATAAATGGTAACGTAAGCGAACTGCAGGGCAACAGGCTGGGTCATAGCACGAGTCAGAGGTACGGGCAGATCGAAGTAAACGAAGTTGTCATCGTTCACATAGACAAACATTCTGTCCTTATTGCCGGTGCCAACACCAGCACACCAACGGGAAGGATAGATCTTCAGATCTTTGCCCTGGTTCTTAGCAATGTTGTTCTCAAGCAGGTAATCCAGGATAGAACGATCACCAGAAGTACCAATGCGGGTAGAAGCAATGTAAGCGTACTTGGTAGGCGGCAGAAGGATGTGGTTGGCCATAGCAGAGTCATCATACTCAGAAGCAGCCCAAGCCTCAATGATAGCCTTATTTACGTCCCACAGGATCTCATCCACAGTCTTGCTCTTCCAATCAGACTGACCAGAAGCACCAACATCAGCAACCTTACGAGTAATGCTGTCATTGTTAGTAAGGCCCTGAATGCCAACGTTAGTGAAGCCACCATAGACCAACTGGTCAATGCTCTTGTTGTAGTTCAGTCTAATGCCCCGATCCAGGATGGAATCCAGGGAACGGCCGATAGTCTGCATCTTCTGGCCATCAACAAAAGGAATCTTCATGGCCTGTGCCCAGGTGAACACCTTGAAGATGTCCTTATTGACGTTAGCCTGGACCATGGGAATTACATCAGTCTGACCACCAACCATAGAGTTCTGGTTAGCACCGGAAGTAGCATAATCCACATCCATAGTGGAGGTAAAGTCAACCCATCCACCACCGGTCTTAGCAACAATGTCTCGCTGCCAAGTTACAGAAGTAAGGGGTTCCCGGATCTTAGGGTCCCGCTTCTCCAGCTCGCCTTCCAGGAAAGCCATGCCAGTAGTAATACCAGCAGCATCCATGGTTCTAATACCGGAACCAAGGTTTGCATCCTGGAGGGTGGTAATTCCATTGCTTGCACCGAAAGCCATTCCAGTGCTGGAAATAATGTTACTCATTCTTTATACCTCCTTATTAACCCTTAGCCCGGGTCTTAATAGTGACCTCAGTGCAGTTGTTAGAATCCAGAATGCCGGTAGTCCACTCAATGTTGGTAACCTGGACAGTATTGGTAGTATCGGACTCAGCCTCGAAGCCACCAACAACAGCATTGGGGTAAGTACTGTTAGCCTTAACTCTAACATAAACAGCAGAACCAGAAGTGGGAGTACCTCTCTGGCACTTAACGATCACGTTACCACGGGTCATAACGTCACAAGGAACACCAGCAACGTAATCGGGGTTGCTCTGAGGGTCAAAGGTGTTAGCCTGGACAACCTCACGAACAGCGATACCGGCGATCTGAGCATCGGTAGTAGAATCAGTAACCGGGGTCCACTTGTTGTCAGTAGTCAGGGTAACCGCCTGGCCAAACTTGATAGTGTCGTTTGCGATTCTATTCTGGATAATAGCATCAGCACTACGAGACTGAGTGCCGGGCCAACCAGAATTCATAGAGATACCAATAGTTCTTCCGGGCATATTACTTTACCTCCTTATAATGGGGATTGTATTTACGAGCGATTTCCATTCCAACATCAAAATCATCATTCATTTTTACCTGATGGTCCTTGGTCTGAACAGACTCCTTGGTATTTTTCTTAACGATGTTCATGATGGAAGAATATTCGTCAGTAGTGGTGGTAGAAATGGACAGAGCATTTGCAAAAGCATCAGCAACAGCCTTGCGCTGTTTGCTATCCTTAATGTTAGCAATGGTAGGCTTGATGTCCTTCAGAAGCTTACGCTTGGCAGAGTCGTTCATCTTTTCGGGATCAACAGTAACCTCTTCCTCGCCATCCGCATCTTCGGTACCCAGCTTGTTCTCCATTTCGTCGAGAGCAGCCATAGCCCCGTCCTTAATAAGGCCATACTTTCTCATGACGTTAACCATTGCATCCTCGACCTTCTTGTCGATGTCCATCTTTTCAGGTTCTTCATCTTTGGTTTCCTCGATAGGATCCTCATCCTTGACTTCGGGTTCAGCCTCTTCATCCTGGCAAAGTGCATCCTTGACTTCCTCAGTCATCTGAAGTGCATCCTTCGCCAATTCTTCAGGGATATTCTCATCCAAGGATTTCATTTTAACAAGGAAATCCCGGATGGATCCCATAACCTTAGAATTGTTAGCCATGTTTTCCTCCTTAAAGTTTAGTATTTAAAATAGCTTTCTCTATTACCTTTATTGTTTTGTACTTAGTTGTTAGCATGTCCTTTTTTTCATCATTGATACGAACCTTGGATCCAGCTCTTCCAGCTTGTACCAATGCAGCATGGTTGCCTCGAATGTTTCTTTGGTACACCTTGCCATCCTTCATTATATATTCACAGTCGTACCCAGCGGATATCTCCCGTTTGGCACCTGATTGTATTTCGTTTATAACAACAGGATCACGAACTATGATATTTGCTACGAGGTAGTCAGCCTGGTCCCCTGTACCTTGGTGTACATTAGAAAGTTCTCCTTTGCTGTACACACTCCAGTTGTCAGCTGTTACATCTTCAGAAGGATGTGTATCTGTGAACGCCTTTCCCTCGAAGGAAGCAATAGTGAATTTATTAAAAACCTCTTCAGGTTCTCTGTAAACATCAACAACACCTTGGCCTTCTAAGCCAAGTTCCTCCCTTAGGTATTTGTACGTTCCAGTTCTTGCTATTGGTACGTTGAAACAAATAAGGCATCCATTGTCCATTAGTGTCATGTTATCAGAGATCTTAGATCCATAGTAAAACTTAGCCAACCAATGAACACCCCCTTATTAGTTTACTTATATATTATACCATACATAAATACATTTGTAAAGGAAAACTTTTAATTTTTATTTATAAATTTGACGGTTACAGTAAATGTTATATCCATCAGTTAAGAATTCATAAACGATGGTCATTCCGTTTGCCGGGGTAATTTTATCACCGGAGTAAAGTGTACTTTTAGAAGGGAAAATAAGCTGGTTCTTGGTTCCAGCCCCATTTGCAGCAACTATAGTGTAATCAACACCTTGTTTCATGTGTTCAAAATCTTCAATGGAAACATCAGAACTTTCAGAAGCCAAGCTAACATGCATGTTACGATGTCCATCAAGGTCTAAGCCAGAAGGGTCGTTAAGCAGTTCAACAGTTACTTCTTCAAACTTCTCAACTTCAGTTGGATCAAAACCACAGTCAGCTCTAATAATGTTGGGCATTTAATTTACCTCCTTAAGTAGTCTTGTTTATAACGGGTTGAGGTGACCAACAATCAGGAATATTGGGTTTAATGAACTCAACTTCAGAACCAGGAGTTTCGGGTTTGTAAGTACTATCAGCCATTGTTTACCTCCTTACATAAGTTGTTCAAATTGGTTTTTGCTCATCTTTTGAATACTTCCATTATAGTATACCTTGTGTGGCCACTTAACATCTTCAACATCAAGAAGAGGTTCTGGGTAGCACCTGCAGTTCCAGATATTTCCTGCATGGTATTTACCTACATCCTTTTCCCCAACTAGTGCTTCTGGGCTTGGTGGGTTGTTCCAGTTAACAAGTACATCTTCCATGTTACGATGGCTTTTTCTGACTATATCCCCATCTAAAGCAGTTCGCCATACATACCAATGAAGGTCTAACTGTTCAGACCTTTGTTTAGTAAGGGCAGTTGTTGTCTTACTAACTTCAGTCCGAGCTATTAGCCTTGCACTTGCTCTTGAATGTTTATCTGTTTGTACTCTTATTATCTTTTCTATCTCAGAAGCACGTTTACCTTTTAAAGTAGCTTCTTCAATATCCTTTACTACCTTTGTTGCTACGTCGTTAGGTAGTGTTTTTATTAAGCTTATGTTTTCAACAATCTGATCTTGCATAATACGGGAATCGCCTTTTCTTAGTTCTTCCATTAGTGCCCCGTATAGCATTTTACCTTTTGTAGCTTTCCTGGCAGCTTCCCTCCAAGTATTTGAATTACCTTGGTAAAGCCCAGTCACCATTCTTTTTACAGCAGAACTAACAAACCTATTATACTCATCTGAGTTTTGAAAGTTGTTCATTGCGTTTATATAAGCCTGTTGGTCTTGCTGTGTACTTGTAGCTATCTTATTAAATAGTTTACATATTTTAAGTAAGGAATTACGAAATTCATATTCTACACTTCGTAACCTTCTCCACCTATCAAATTTCATTTATATGTACCTAAGAAAGTTATGTTGTAAGGTTCATAGTTTATTTGTCCTGTTTTTCTTACCCACTCAGTTAGTTCGTTTTTAACATAAGAAAAGTTTTTGGATTGGGAAGGCCATTGTTTTGGTCCATACACATGTTCTGTTTTGTTTCCATATCTGGCCCTAACTGAATACTTCCATTTGTATTTATCAGTAGGGTTAGATTTGTATTTATGTTGCTCCCATGTATCATCACATATTTTTATTGCTTTTTTTAAATCAGAAACTTTATTTGGTAGATCCTTTTGTCCTTTACTTTCTTCGTTCCATTTTTCTACTTCTTCTTTGCCAAGCTTTGCTTTACCTGCTGGGGAATTGAAGAACTTCCTTTGAGCCTCAGATTTATATGGCATTACTCAGAAGCCTCCTTTGCCCCTTTCTCTTCCTGTTCCAATTCACTTGGATCAAGGTTGTAGAGCATGTACTTAAGTTCCCCTACATGTAACTTTTCCTCATTAGCTATATCTTCTATCTTGCTTATCATATCAGCATCAGTAAGATGTGGGATAAGGGACATATAGCTATTGATAGCATCATTTTCTTCGTTTATTCTTTCACGTATTGCTATTGCTAAACGTTTAGTATCATACTTTTCATTAAAGGAAGTAACTTCTATAGCTTTATCTATAGCTTTCATGTTACACCTCAGTCAATACTTTCCAACAAAGAAATTGAATTAGCAATGTTTTGTTTTGCCTTGTTAACAGTGCCCTCGTTAATCATGCCCAATAAAGAGTTAGCAATCTTAAGGTTTCCAATTGCCTTTCTGATATACCTAATGTCCTGGGGGTCAAATTCAGTTTTGTCACATGTAGTTATTGCTTTATCAAGAGCACTTTCATCAGAAACCTTTTTGTAAAATTTAACAGAAGTAATTTTTGGGTTTTCAGATTTATGGTATTTCATGAAATCAGCCTTTGCCTCAGCCTCAGTAGAGCCCTTCCCACTTCCAACCATTACATCACTTTTCCCAGAAACAGTATAGTGAATTTCATATTCGTTTACAGCAGAATCGTTTGCTGCTCTATGTCTTGCAGCTTCCCTTCTTGCTTCTTCTTCGGTACTCTTCATTGCAATCAATCTACCATTTTTATAAACCTTGAAATACTGTCCTTCCTTCTTCATTTCATATCCTGCATTCTTTTCAGGATCATCTAACCCATCTTTCGTCTTAACAGAATCAGGTACCATCATACACATAATAGGATCATATTTCATTATCTTCCACTTCCTTTAATTATAATTTTCTAATTATGTCGTTTGCTTTTATCAAACCTTCATTAACTTTACGTAGTCTATTTTCATCTTTATCATTTGCAGCTTTGCTTCTAATTGATTGAAGCAAAGAAATCATTCCTGAGCACGAAGCAACTACTTCATCCCCAATAAAATTTTTAGCAGATTTGAAATCTGTATTCCTTATTGCTTTATCAATTGCATTCATATTTAGTACCCCTTAGTCTTAGCAGCAAGTGTCATTAGCTTGGATTGAGCTTTGCCAACCAAGGGCATCCATTTCTTTTCATCAGCACTAGACTGTAATGCCTGACTTAAAATGTCGAACACCTCTTTAATGTCATTATAGGTTACAGTAGACTGAGCGTCTGTTACTTTAATTGCCTTGTCCATGGTTTTCTTAAAATCCATTTGCTCATCCCTCCTTGTAAATTAATTTAAGATCCAAACTAAAATAAAACATAAGAAGTAAATACTTGAAGCAATAGCTGAACTTTCATTTTCGTTTTTTCTGATACTGCCCAAACAATAGTATAAAACAGAAAAAGGGTAATACACACTACAATCAAAGCATACTTCATTTTTATCTCCCTTTATTTATAACCTTTGATTTGATTATATTATAACACATAGAATGTTGTTTGTAAAGGATCAGTTTATCATTCTATGTACCACTCTAGATAAACTAGCGGCTTCACTAAACATATTTCCTAAAAGATAAATCAAAGCCAATTCATCCCAGAAAAGAGCATCCTCGTAAAGCTGCTTATTTTTATTTAGAATATAAGCTTCAGCACAAAGTTGTTTCCTTCCGAATTGTAATAGCTTTAGTTCCATATCTTCTTTGTAGAACATTTCAGTATCTCCTTTACCAATATAGCTGGATGTAGGAAGTTCCTTTATTCCAAGCTTCTTTGTGGTTTCCAACAAACAGATCAATGTGGTTTCCTTTAATTGCACTTCCCGTATCCTCTGCCTTGTAGTAGTTACCATCTTCATCCCAGAGGATAGTTCCTAATGGGATAAGGTTTGGATCTACAGCAATTGAGTAGTAAGGTGTTAGCTTAGTTCCAAGGGCTCCGTATGCTTCACTCTGTGAACCCCCAGAATATTTGCCACAGCATTTAGAACATCCACAGTAGTTAGTTACTAGGAAGTTATCTGTATGTTCATAAATATCAGTTACTTCCAACCCCATAGCACTTAGGGAGGCATAGCCTTCTGCTGGTACATCGTCGCCAGGAATTCTTCCACTTCCATGTTCTGTAGCTTCGGTAGTAGGTTGTTCAATTTCATGGGCAGCCTCCTTATAGCTTTCAACAGATAACCAACGGAAACCAATGTAGAGTAGCAGAATGAACCAAACCATGATGGCCATGTGGTAAGCATCCAGCCAGAAGCCGTATTCGTTTTCCTTTTCTCTTTTGCCTTTCATTTTAGAGCCTCCTTTTTAGTATATATACATTATAAGATATATATGTAGTTTTGTAAAGGATAAATTTTCAACAAATTAAATACAGCTAATGGAAGTTATGGTCCATACTTTACCCATTGCTTTTTGATCCAGCAGCTTTGTAGCCTTTGTCATTGCTGCTCCTTCATTGTTTGCAAGCACCTGAATTGTACCATCTATGTCGCCTTCCTGGTCCTCAATGCAGTATGTTATGTACCAGATAGGACAGATAGCTTCCTCAATTGCCTTCTTAATCATTCTCTTTTTCTTTAAGTTTTTCAGTATTCCCATTTTCATTACCTCCCAGTGCCTTGTTGGCAGCATTTTCTAGTTCTTCGTTTTCAGCCTTAGCATTTGCCTTTGCTTCTTCATCTTCTTTGTCTGCATCTTCTATCATTTGATCAGTAATGTTGCTCCACTGGCCGGTCATAGGTGTTTGCTGTTTCAGTTCTCTCAGTACAGTACCCTTGCCAATTATACCTGCGTTATAAACATCAAGAACGGGTTGTGCCTGTTTCTGGGCCAAGTCAGCCTTCTCCATGTTAGAGGGCCGTCTAACAGGACTAAATACCAATTCAAAGTCATCAGGGATTTCACCCAGGGTACTCATGGTAATTATCTTCAGAAGCCGTTCTAACGGTTCCCTGACGTATGTTTCCTGTTTCTCCTGAATAGTATCATAGTAGTTTTGTAGGGTTTCTTCACCAGAATTAAACCCAGTGGGGGATCTGCCGAACAGCTTATCAACAGGAATTTCAGCAGCACCAGAAATGTCCAACATGAAAGATTCATACACATCGTTAATTCCTGTAAAGGTGTATTGCTGTGTAGCGAAGTCATCATCTTGGTCCATAGCAAATGTGCCTGTGTTACACATAAGCCGGTTCATAGCCTGCATGGATTGGTATACCCTATTGAGGCTTTCCTGGTCACCAAGTGTAATAGCTTGGCCAAGGTTCTTCATTTTGAAAATACGGATGTTAGCAAGGAAGATAAGGAAGGAAATGTTTGCAGATGTATCATCCCGTTTTCTAAGTTCCGTATATACATGTTCCAATTCAGAAGCACCCCAATAGTCTTCTGCCATTTCCTCCCAGTAAGGAAGTTCCCGGCCTATCATTTTAATAATACGGGAGTGGTGGATCTTAACAGAAGTATTGGTGTTATTGGTACTAATGGTATAGTACTTAGGCTTTCCGAAATCAGGATCATCTATTTCATCCACTATTTCAAGGGAGGGAGAAATACCAGACCATCTATCAACAACGAAACAACCTTTATAGGAATCTGGCATAATAGTATCGAAGTCCAAAGGTTTGGAAAGGTCGTCTTGCCCCTCAATCATGGGAACTAGAATACATCCCCCATACAGCCTTGCCCATTTAAGGCACTGCAGGAACTTAGCATTTGTTTTGGTTCTGGTGTATACATTCATTATCTTGGTAACCTTATCGGGATCCAGCTCAGAATGTATTTCAAATCCGTTCTTTAACATTTCGTTAGCAGGCTTTTCAATTATTGCCTTAGCTATCCAGTTGTTACGGAACAGAATGTTTAATGTGTAGTAGTCCCATGTAAACCTCTCCATTATATAGCCGGCAGTCTGGGAAAGGTTATTAGCCCCAAATCCTAAGTTAGCAGGAGGATTACTATATGCATCTAGTACCTTTTTAACAGAAGTAATTTCAGATTTGTTATTTAGAATTCCAGGTGCTCCATCAAAGGAAGCTTTCTTTTTGTAGTATTTCTTTTTGCCCACTTATATCACTCCTTTATTAAAAGCTTCCATTCTGGTTAGCCCCATTCATTACATCCCAGTTGATGTTCCATACCTTGTGCCTTCTTTGAATTGTATCACCTTTGTTGTATTTTACCATTGCCAACTTCCAAGGCATCTCTTCAAATTCCTGTACCCAGATTTCCCAAGTACCATTCTCACTCTTCTTAGCCTTGTAGTTGAACTTCTTACCTATTACCTTTTCTGGGTATGCCTTTATTACCTTATTAACAAAATCATGTGTTAGAGCCATGTTGTTCACCTTAATTCTAAAGGACTTGTTGTTGTAGCAACCACGTATCTAAGTGCATCTAGTGCATGGTCGTTTGCCTTAACAGGTTGTTCCTTTCCTTTCTCGCCTTTCTTTTCATCCCACACATATAGTCCAAGTTCGTTTATTAAGTTTGGACAGTTATCACGGTTTATAAGTATGTGTCCTGTACTTAACAAGGAATGGACCATTGTAATCCCATCTTCAACATCATTGTTGGCCTTTATAGCTTTTATTCCGTTTCTTTCAGCTGCCACAATTAAAGAAGAGGCAGAAGGATCTATTATAAGTGTTTTATAATATTTATCGCCTATAAATTGTTTTAGGTCTTGTATATATTCTTCATCAGTCTTTTGCTTCATAGCTTTACGACTGTTGTAGTAGTATTCGTTTTCAACATAGAAGTATGGAACCCTATCGCCATCCTTACGTATTTTATATACTTCCAAGAAAACCTGGGGATTGTAAACACCATAGTCAGTTCCATAGTAAGGGTATCCACCTTGTGGATCGTTTTCTAATATTTGGTAAGGCAGAACCTTTTCCCGATCCATATTGGAGTATGTGTTTCCTTCAGTAGTAAAACAGTCATACACAACACCATCAGCAAAGGCCCATTCCCCAAGGATGAAGCGTTTGTAGAATATACCGGTAAAGTTGTTTCTGTACCTTTCTTTTATATCTTCACTAAGGGAAAGGTTATCATCTAATGAAAAGTGTAACCTTAACCATCCAGCCTTCTTAGCATTCTTGACATGTTCAACATAGAACCAATGGTTGGGTCCTTCAGGGTTACAGTTGAACCAAGCCTTACTTCCTGTAACAGAACACCGAGCTAATGCCTGCTCAACGAATGAACGTGGCATCAGAGCTACCTCATCAAGCAGTACTCCAGCAAGTGTTATACCTTGGATAAGGTCCTGGCTTCTTTCATCCCGTCCCCCGAATAAGTAGTAGGTATTAACTTGGCCATTCTTACTAACGATCAGTTTGTTCTCAGCTTGCCTATCAAGTACCTTGAACCCTCTTGAGAATAGTACATCCTTTAAGGGACCGATTAAGTTTCTCCTTAAAGAACCAACCGTTTTACCACAGATAGCAAACTGAGCTTTATTGAAGCTAAACATGCTCCAAATGATGAATGAGAATGACATGACGAGGGTTTTTCCAGACCGGATTGCACCCTCAGCAATCACCCCATTAGCATTTTTATAGGGAGAAAATTCAGTCCACCATGTGAGAAGTTGCATCTGTTTGTTTGATAGCTTTTTCCATTCCATATATTTTATATTACCTTCTTTACTTTTCTTATTTCAAATGTATCGCCTGTATTTGTGCGTATAAGTATTATCATCATTTCCCTTATAGCTTCTCTCTTAACATTTGCTTTTACATTAAACCAAGTAGTTGTATTTGTTCTTTTACTTCTAAGTTTTATTCTATAAACCATTTTATTTTATATTCCTTTATATGCTATAGTTGGAAGGCCTTGTTAGGGCCTCCCTATTTTAACAAAAGAATTTGTTTTAATTTAGTTTTCGATTTATATTGTTAAGGTCCAATTCCATACAGCTTAGTTCCTTTGAAATTGTAAGAATGGGACATTCAGCAGTTTGGATATTGTACCATGCACATCCATTATCACAAATTGTTTGGAAATTGGTTAGTGGGCAGTACTTCTTTGTTTCCTTTTCCATTTTATTACCTCATTCTTCGTTTTTTATATATTTACCATTTGCAGGAAGGTTATATTTTCTTCTCCATTGGTAAATAGCTGCATTAGAAACATGACAGACCTTGGCTACCTTCTTATCTATCAATCCTTTATTGTATAACCTCATTCTTAGTTCATGTTCTTCCTTTGGTAACCTACTTATGCTTCCAAGTGTGTTACCTTTTTGGAATCCTTTTTCTTTATTACCTGGTAAGCCCCTCTTCCACCTCCAAGATTGTATTGTCTTTTTCGGAAAGTGTATAATTTCAGAAATTTGTTTATCATCCAATCCTTGGTTGTAAAGGTCCATTCTTTCTTTTTCTTCTTGTTCTGTTAGTTTGTACATTATTTAATTCCAATACAGAATACCTTTGTTTCATTTAGTATGTTTTGGATATATCTGTTTGGGTCATCCTCCCTTAACTTTTTAGCATTTATTAGCTTAGCCCTTTCTTCTGCTTCGTATACGTTGTTAGCAAATACTTCTATTTGGTTTATTGTTTCTGTTATCCTGTCATATAATGTAACTTCGTATTGCCTTACCATTTTATTTCTTCTAGTTCCTTTATCCTTTCCAACAAACAGAATTGGAAGTTGTTTGGATATTTTATCCTTATTTGATTTATAGCTATTACTTGGTTTCTTGCCTTTGAAATTGAAAGGTGTATTTCCTTAGTGTCTGGATCCTTATATCCAATTATGTAAGTAAGTATTGGTAACATTTATTTAAATCTTAACCAATTCACATTGGTTTCCGTTCTTTAGTTTCCTGAAATACACTGATCCTTTGTGCTTGATAATTTGAATTGTATAGTATCCATGGTCTGTATTGAAGTTATTTTCTTTTTTAATAACTCCCTCAGTAAGTAAAACCTTTTGTTCTAGCTTACCCATATTGTTCTTCCTTTCAATTTGTTAAGTGTGTGTACTTATGTGGTTTTATAGAAAGTATTTCGTATCGTTTAGGGAATTTGTTTAGTTCCTTTTCAGCTACCTTCTTTGCATCTTCCATTCCAAATGCTTGGACATAAGTAGTATGATCAGAAACGTATCCATCCCTTCTATATTTAACCTTATAAAGCATTTAGATCACATCGGATACCTTAGATACAGTTAGGAACTCCTTATCTTGGTATCCTTTTGCTTTACAAACTTTATCTATTGCATCGTATCTATCTTGTATACGGTTCTTGCTTTCAACATCAACAGAATAATCGGTTTGGTTTAGTATGTCGTAAACTTCAACTCTAAACATTCTTGTACTTCCTTTCTTGTTTTTGTTTTAAGTGTTGTTGTGTTCCCTCTTGTACTTAATGCAGGCAGGGCAGCGTTTGGGAAGTTCCATTCCCTTGCGTTTATAAAAGCCAATTGCAGAACCAGTAAGTTCGAATTCAGCATTGCAATCAACACATGTAAATTTGTGGACTTCCTTTTCAGCCTTTCTGCAGTCCAAGCAGACCTTGGGAAAGTTGTATCCGTGTTTGTAGTAGAACTTCTGTTCAACCGGTGCCATGGTAAATTCAGTTCCACAGTTCTTGCAAGTAATAGTAATGGGTTTGAGCACTTCCTGGGTTTCAGTGTTCTCTTCGAAGTTAAATTCAGTAGCCATAAGTTTTGTTCCTTTCTTTGTATGTAAATATTATAACACAAAATAGAATAAATGTAAAGGATTATTTTAAAAAGGCCTGGATTGTTAGTCCAGGCACTTTTGAGTTGTAGTAGCCTTGCCATCATTGTAGCCTTGTGTGTAAATGGAACGGTTGTAGCTTCTAGCCTGAACCCTTCCAGAACCAATTTTCCCTTTCTTGGTAACAGAGTTGAAGTATTCAGTCACTGCTTTATCCTTAACTAGGATAAGCCCCCCAGTTGTTTTTGTTAACCTGTTCTTCGAACTTAGCCTTCAGTCCATTGTAGAAGCCATCGAAGTAGTCACCGCTAATTCCTTCAGTGGACAGTCCCTGCTTCCGGTATTTAGCACGAAGCTTTTGCATGTTCTTTTCCAACACCGAAGAAGTGTAGTTGAAAAGTTGGACAGCGATTTGGATTTCTTCCTTCTTGCCAATGAAGCAGGTTCCGTAGCCTTTGGAAATAGCAGTGTAGCACCGGAAGTTGTCAGCAATCAGTTTAGCCAGCAGCCGCTTCCAGTAGCAGCTTTGTCCACCCTCTACTAATTCCTGAGCCATTTCGGGTTTGCTTTCAACAGAAGCCTCTTCCATGGTAATGTTGTGTTCAGCCATCAGCTGTTGAGCCTTGAGCAGGGCAGCCTGTGCTTCTTCAGAAGAGGGATTGTTGTTTGCCAGGTTGAGCAGCTTCTGAATCTTGGTAGCGATGTTGTTGTTTTCCATTTTAGTATTTCCTTTCTGTATTTAAGTTGTTTGGTTTAACTACAGTACTATTATAACAGAAAGAAGTAGGTTTGTAAATGGGTGTTTCAAAATAAGTTTTAAACAAAAGGAAAGTATGGTAGTTAGCTATATAGCTTATATATACTTCTAAAAGAAAAATATATAAAAAGAAAAGGTTTCTTACTCAGTTGGTTCCTCCCAGATAACCTTGGCACTCTCTTTAATGGCCTCGATAAACCCATCATCCTTTTGTTGAGGATTCTCTAACTCATATACTTTTTTCTTAAGCTCAAACTCTTCCTCAAGCAGTTCAACCTTACGTTCCTCTAGCTTTTGCTTCCAATCCTTTGGCATGTCATCAATGTACCTAGATAAGCAATCCAAAGCTTTCAATTTGTCATGCAACTCTATGGATACACCATCCCTACCAGATTTGATAGATTTGATGAGCTGTCCATCAACTTCAGATGCTGGCTTGAGAGTAATGTATCCTGGGTGTATGTTAACAAAATCAGTCATGTCAGAGAAGGCTATTCTAATCCACTGGTCAATAAGGTCTACAGCATTGACCATGTGGACATTTAGAACTCTGGCTTTGAGCCACATAATGTACCGTTGTACAGACTGCTTCTGGAAAAGCCTGTATGAATAAGTACAATCACATGACTCATAGCCAGCTCTTTTAAGGGCCATCTTTCTATTAAAGCCTTCAACATAGAATTCACAGAACCGTTGGGCTTTAATGGGAAGTCCCTCTATAGCTTCTTCCCTTGACATTTCTAACAATTCCTCTTGGGTATACCCCTTACTATCTACCGGAATAGCTACCATGTCAAGTTTACTCCTTTATTTCATATTACATTTCCTTCTTATAAAAGTTTTTGGAGATCTCAGTTCTACTTCTTGCTCTACTAAGGAAGTTCTTAAGGTTACACCTGGAACAGTTGTATTCCTCATTAACATAGAATGAGCAGTGGTATTCCTTACATAACTGGCAGAACTTCCTTTGTTCTTCACTGAGATCAATGTTTGTGTACATTGTAAAAATGAACTCATTGGGGTTTTCCGTTCGTTCAATTTTAAATGTTAAGTTTGTATACTTTTTAGAAGCCATAAATCTAGCCAATTGTTTACACCCTTTTATATAAGCCTCTTTTTCTGTATCTGCTTTTATAACAAAGGATTTGACCTTAGCTGACAAGTTCATTTCTTGCCTCCCTTTGCTTGGAAAAGAAGTTCTTCTTCCTTCAAGCGTTGGATTGCGTTCTTAGCTGCTTTATCAACCATTTCATTGTACTTGTCTCCGGAATGGCCTTTTACCTTTTCAAATGTTACCTTTAAATGTTTCTGGCTTATCAGCTCTAACAGCCTTTGCCAAAGTTCCTTGTTCTTTACTTCATGGTCTTCTTTTGTTTTCCAGCCATTGTTATTCCATACGTGGATCCAGCCTTGCTTTACAGCATTAACACAGTAAGCACTATCACTTCTAATAGTAACTGACATTTCATTCTTATCGTAAGGC